ATGGCCTGGGCGACGCATCGTGAAGCGGAAATACTGGCTGGCAGTGGGAAGGCTAAAGCCAGCAACAGAATGACGCTATCAGAGGCTCTGAAGCGATACAAGCGAGACGTATCTACTACTAAGGATGGCCAGCGTTGGGAGGAGCTTCGCCTCGATAGGATGGATGCTGATCTGACGTTCGTGGGGGACTGGATCGAAGATATCACGGCAGATCAGATTGCCGAATGGCGTGATTTGCGCTTGAAGCAAGTAGCCAGTCCAACGGTGCGTCGCGAGATGACCTTGCTTTCCTCTGTCTTCGAAATTGCTAGGCGTGAGTGGAAGTGTTGCACGATTAATCCAGTCCGAGAGATTAAACGACCGGCTAACAATCCACCGCGTGACCGCCGTATATCGCCGGAGGAGGAGAAAGCTCTCTTAAAGCGGTTTGGATACATTGAAGGGCTAGGGCCGGTCACCTTGCAGCAGGAGCTTGCCTATGCCTTTCTGTTGGCCCTTGAGACTGCGATGCGGCAGAGCGAGATTCTGGGGCTGACCTTCAACACTGTACGGCTTAAAGACCGGTATGTGCGTCTGCCAAAAACCAAGAATGGTGAGGCACGCAATGTGCCGCTGACTAAGCGCGCAACTGAGTTATTGACGCTTATGGTCGGTGACCACGGAGGTGAGGGTACAGTGTTCAAACTGAAGTCAGGTTCGGCTGATGCCATGTTTCGGAAGATCAGGGATGAATTGCACATTGCCGATTTGCATTTTCATGACACAAGGCATGAAGCAACTACCCGGCTCGCCCGAAAGGTCGATGTACTTGATCTAGCCCGGATCACTGGACATAAGGATCTAAAGTCTCTGATGATTTACTACAACGCCACTGCCGCCGAAATGGCGGCAAGGCTTGATTAAATGGTCAAGCGGCTTTCTTTGATGTTCGTGGAGTTGGTAGTTTTGCGCGATTCTGACGTGCCCATTTGATAACTTCACCAGCGAACCATCGCTTGACTGCTTTTGATCCCGTCGCACAGGGTTGGAATGACGCGGGAAAGCCGGGCTGAACTACGACGCGACGCTCTACAGTGTATTGAGCGAGCTTCAGATATTGGGCGATGTCATCAGTGGTCCATAGTTCGTCATCGATTGAGACCTTGGGGCCGCGTAGTTCAATGACAAGGGCTCGAAGGGTAGCCAATATGTCTTCGCTCTTTTCCGTGGATTGGTTCACTGGTTTAAGTCCTTTAGCGAAAGTGCTTGCAGCGCGGCCAGTGCCCAGGCCATCAAGCCGGTGCTGTCCATGGGGCGGTGCAGACGGGCGTTGGCAACGAGCCAGCGTTGTAGGGCGGCCGCCTCGCCGGTTTCATTAGCGGTCGAGCATTGGCTCGATGTCGGTGAGCTGCTCATGCTGCTTTCCCGTTGCTGCATTGCTCGATCAGCACCGGCGCGTTTTCGCTCTGTAGTGAGTCAAGAACGCGATTGGCGAGCATGTTGATCGACTTGACCTGTGCAGCGGCTTTGGCTCGCCACGGGTCGGTACCGCGCATTGGCAGCCAAGTTTGGTGGGCCATGTCCAAGGTCTCGACGATATCTTTAAGAGTCTGCATATCCTGCCTGGTGAGCGTGGCGGTGCTGGATTGGCGCTTGAATTTGCGCAGTTCGTCCATCTCTTGTGCGGTTCGTTGGCGTTCAGCGTCGAAGCGAACCTTGTCCAGCTTCCGCAAGTGGACTAGCTCAGTGATTTCCTTATCCATCTCTTCCATCTGAACGAGATAGATGCTGGATGCTTGTTCCCGCGCCTCGGCGTCATTGCGGCGGATGGTACGGCGAACGAATTGGCTGATCAGTGTTGTGGCAACGATCAGGCCGATCAGGATGACAAAGTGTTCTGCGGACATGTGCTGTGCTCCGGGTGTCGCCCGCCAAGGGGATATTGTGGTGAGAGCCGTTGGCGGGCCAGGTCTTAATTAGATGGTTGCTTCGTACATCGGGACGTCGCCGATAGCGCCTTGGATCTTGGCGCGGACAGTGGTGTAGGCCTCTTCAAGCACCTTGTCCGGACGGACCAATTCAAACCACATGACGAGCTTTCCTTCGGTGATGCGGTAGCGGAAGCGCGCCGGGACGCAGAACGCATCGCCGCCCAGGAAAGGCTTCACGGCGATGTAAAATTGCTCGGGAATGCTGAGCTGGCCTGCTTCACCTGCGCGGCCGTCGATTTCTTCGTTGTACGTCAGCTGGACCTGTCCGTTATCCAGTCGGGTGCCTTGGCGGAAAGTGATATTTTTCTTGGCTTCCAGCGTGCGGCTGATTTCCAGCATGTCGGCGGAGTTCGGAGCCTTCGGGGTGTTCTCCGGCGTGGTGATGTCTTTGATGTTTTCTTCGATGAACTCGGCGAAGTCCGCTTGGTTCATGCGCTTGCGGTCTGCGGCTTTCCAGCGGCCCCATTCAATACTGATCGGGCAGCAGTACGTCGCGATGTGATTGCCCCATGATGGTGTGCCTGGTTGGTGATAGTCGAGAACCGCAGTGAAAGTGCGGCCTTCGGGGCCATTGCAGAACACGGCAGCGGCCGAGCTGGTGAAGCGATTGACGTATGCGATGAACGTGTCAGCGTCGAGCACACGGATATCCTGTTTGATGCGCGTCGGTGCGGGCAGCAGGTGTTCGAGGTCCTGAATCTTCACGCTTTGCGGTAGCAGGGTAATAGGGGCAGAGAGGCCGGGGTGGGTGATCGGCTTGCCCAGTGCTTGGGCGAGGGTTACCAGTTGCGTGATAGCTTCTTGCATCGGAAGTGCTCCGGTTGTGGTGAGAGATTTTTACTGTGAGACGTGACGCAGCTGGCCCAGCCCTTCGTCATCCTCGACCGGCCGCAGCGGCAGGTCTTGCTGACGTGGGTCGCGGCGCGTGAGGTTGCCTTCCGGGGTCAGGAAGAACAGCGAAGTACCGCGAGACATCTTCGGTTCGTTCACCTTGACCTCGGCCTTGATGTTCATCTGGCCGCGCCCATCGGGCTTGTAGGCCAGCTTGATCACCAGTTCACCGCCCTTGCCCGCGAGGCGGATTGCGTCGACCAGCCGGTGCTGGTGTTCACTCAGTTCGTCGAGGAGGGCGCCCGCTTCGATGTCGCGCAGGGTCTCGAAAAAGGGTCTTGCTTTGCTCATGTGCTGTGCCTTTAGTGAATGGCCCTGGTGAGTAGGCCGGTAATGGTGTTAGGCCGCCTGTGCGCGCTGTGCGTCGAGGTAGGCCGCGAGGTCATGCAGGTAAACGACAATCAGCCCCTTACTGGAGCCGCCGAGACGAGTCAGCTTGAGGTCAATCTGCCCGGCACTGATCTTGCGGCGCAGGTACTTGTCGCTCGATATGTGCGAGAAGTAGCGCTCGCGCACGCTGCTCAGGGTTGGGCATGGAGTAGCGAACTCTGTGCGTAGTTGTTCCAAGGTCGAACTCAAGGTGCCTCCCCATGCCCCACCTTAGGGGCCTGAACCTTTCGGCGAATCAGTGCTGCCAGTTCATCTTGGGTGCGGGCGGTTGCGGTCGCTTGAAGCTGTCCTGTTTGGTCGGCGATGACGGCGCCATAGGGAGCGGTCGTGTCATGGGTCAGCGTGACGTATGCGATCAGGTGGCTTGGGATCGCCGCGTCAACCTTGCGAAAAGCCTCTGCCAGCTCCAGCGTGTGGCCCCGCAGGTCGGCCTGCAGAGCGCCTGCCGCCGTCCCGATCAGAGTCGTACGGCAAACCATCGCCGGTGTTGCGAACTGAAAGGGCGTGCCTACAGCTGCGCCCATTACGTGTGCGAGAGTGTTGGTATTCATGCTGCTGCGTCCTTGTCTTTGCGAGAGATTGGCTTTTCCAGTTGCTTGGCCAGCCACGCGACGCCGTCTTCTTTCACCATCACCACGCCGTAATGGGCGTACTTCTTGAGGGCGGCATTCCAACGGCTGCGCGTGTCGACGAACATGAAGCCCTTATCGCGATGGTGGCTTGCCAGGTCGCCGCCCTCGGTCAGAATGCGCAACTCGCGCAGGCGTTGCCGAAAGGCGCGTGGCTTGATGCCGAGCACGGCTGCGGTTTCGTCCAGGGTTCTGTTCATGGCGACTGCCTCAGGCGACGGCGCGAAATGTGCGCATGCGGAGTGCGCGGTACATTTCGTCCAGTTGCTCGAGCAGCTCGCTCACGCCTGCGTCGTTGATGAGGGTCAGGTCGGCCGGGTGATCTGATACTCCTGCCTCGCTGACGTGCGGATTCACTGCTTGGGCGTCGGGCCGCACCAGGTGGATGATCGTGCCGCCTTGCTTGCGAATGAAGTCCGCTTCGTTCTCGAAGCGGACATCACTGATCACGAAACCGGGCAGGTGGTGGTGCAGTGTTCCCAGGCAGTCCAGGTTCTGCCTGGCAAGATCGATCCAGAGGTCAGCGCTGATCATGTGACGGCCCCATTCCGTGCCGAGCAACTGCATCAGCTGTCGCGGGGAGCGGCCCAGCCACGGAATAGGCTGCTCTTTCGCATCACCCTCAAGGTCTTCAGGGGTGAGATTGAAAATTGCCATGATGCCCTCGCGCAGAGGATTGGCGAATGCATAGCTCGCCAAGAAGTGCTCGGCGGTGAGGTGATTGGCAATGGTGGTTTTCCCGGAGCGGGCAGGGCCGGTAAGGCCAATGAGGATCTGGCTCATGCTGCGTCCCCGCCCCATGGAGTGCTGCTGTCGTCGTAAGCCTGTGCAGCGGCAGGGCGGGCGCGAGGCTTGGTGCTGATGATGACGAGCAGACCGGTTTGGCGTTGGATTACGTCAATGGTGGCCGGGGTGGTTGCTGCTGCCGGGTGTAGGTACACCGGGCAGCGGGGTTTGTGCTGTTTCGTTTGCATGGCTCGTACTCTGTGGTGAGAGGGTTACGAGGCAAACAATACGATATGTATTTGTTGGAGGCAATACGATTTGTATTTTTATGTGTCTTGCCTTGCCGATGCTTTATTGATCGGGGGTCACGAACCATGTAATCAGCAGGCTGCCGTTAGGACGCTTCGTGACGGAAACTCCTTCAGCGTCGCTGATCTCGGACACGAGCCGGTCCCAGTTCTGGTCTGTATCTCCTGGCTCGCGGGTGATGATGGCCTGGTGATCAATCTGGGATTTTGGGCTAAATATGACGGTCTGTATTCTACGAGTAAGCAATATATAGCTCTCGTGTTCGGTAATCTCGGGTGACCAGCTGCTCATGGGAGAACCTCCTTTTACTGTTTGCATATACAGTATTCTGCGCTGCCTCCCACGGCAAGAGGGAAATAATCCTACGAGTAGATTTATCCTTTTATTTCATGGGGTTGAGGTCAAAAAAAACCCTGCCGGAGCAGGGTCAGTTTTACTGTAGTTAGCCTCTATAGCGCCGTCTTGGCAGACACCACAACTCCGATCAGTCGACAGTGCTCGGTGATTGGCGTTATCGGATAGCCTGGATTGAGAGGCTTAAGGAAGTACATGCCGGAGTCTTCAACCAGCTTTTTGAATGTAGCCTTATTGCTTTCTGGGAGCTTGGCGATAACGAGTTTTCCGGGCGACGGTTCGATCCCCGTGTCGACGAGAATAAGCATCCCTTCCGGCACGCTCTGGCCTGCACCTACCGGTGCCGTCATTGAATCGCCTACTACCTGAAGCCAGAAAGCCGGGCCTTTCGCTTTATAGTCGGTGAGTTCGTAGGTGTCGGCTGCGCCTGGCTCGTAAGGTTCTACAGCTTCAGCCCATCCGCCAGCGGTAACCCAGCTAATGACCGGATAACGATAGAGCCGGTCAGGCGAAACGTCAGCGCTTGAGGGTTCCACGGTGGAAGTGGTGGTCGATATCAGGCCCAAGCCGGGCAACCCGAGCACACCGAAAAGGCGGTTGATTGTCTCAAGCTTAGGCTCGCGCTCACCTCTTAACCAATGCCCCACCGCGCCTTGAGTAACGCCCAAGCGGACGCCCATCTCCTCTTGGCTGATGTCCTGTTCTTCCATCACTTTTTTAGCTATTTCATACCATTCGCTCATGCCCAAAATAATACAGGGCGTATTTTTATGGGCAATCGACAGACTGTATTGAGAGCTTGCACGGAAAAAATACAAAGTGTATTGTCTCGGTCGAACATCAAGGAGGTTGCCATGAGCGCCCTAAGTATTGCTCGAAAGGCTGCAAAGCTTACGCAGCAGGATCTTGCTGAAAAGGTCGGTCTGACACAGGCCGCAATCGGTCATTACGAATCGGGGCGGCGTACGCCACGGTTGGCGGAATGTCGGCGGATTGTTTCGGTACTGAGCGGTGCAGGTGTCTCTTGCAGTCTTGAGACGGTTTTCCCAGAAGACCCGGCTGCGACTGAGACCAAGTCTGCTGCATGACATGAAGTTGCTGGGCCGGGGTGTCTCTCACCACAAGATGTAACCCCGACCCCGCTGGGGCAGTGCAAAACACTGCTAACTCCGCCGACCAGGTTCTCTCACCACAAGTATCGCCTGGTCGGCTCGAACGATGAACCGTGCGGCACAGCACGATTAGCACAGCACATCGGTCGTGGCTGAAGGATAAGGCGTGCCCTGTCCTCTGGCTACACCGTAAATGGGGATTTTACGGTTATGAGTCGCACAGACCTTTTGCCGGACGCTGGTCCGGTTCTTTCTTTGCGCCAAGCGCTTTACCGCGCCGGGCGTGACTATAAGGGCGGTGTGACCGCCCTTGCTTTTGACATGGTGATGGACAACGACGCCCTGCAAAAGAAGCTCAACTTGGATGAGGAGCGCCGCTGGCCTACGCCTGACGAGCTGGAAGAAATTATCAGGTTGACGCAGAGCCCTCTGTTAATGGATGCGCTGATGCGGCCTGCCGGAGCAGTCTGGTATCGCCCGATCCCTATGCCAGCGTCCTGCGCGGCACTCAAGGCTGTCGGCAAGATGCTGGAGGAGTCCGGCGAATTTGTCGCGAGCATGCACGACGGCGCTGCTGACAATAAGTGGGAACGGCATGAGGTCCTTGAGCTTGAGTCACGCGGCATGGATGTCATCCGCGAAGTGTTGGGCATCATGGCCGGGGCCAGGGAAGCGATGGAGGCCAGCAACAATGGCTGACGTAATCGATATCGCCAATGACCAAGCCGAGTATCTGCTGCAACTGGCATTGCATCGGCGCCCGCGCGGCGTCGTTAGCTTCGTAGGTGCGATTTTCTGTGAGGATTGCGGAGTTACTATCCCGGAGAAGCGTCGTATCGCCATTCCCGGTTGCGAAACCTGCATCCATTGCCAGGAACGCCGGGAGCGCAATAGATGAGTGACCGTCCAGCACCGATTTCCGCCTGGGCGCGGCGTTACACGGAAACCTTCAACCTTGCACTTGTACCGATTGACCCCGGTGAGAAGGCCCCGAAAGGAATGGGCTGGAACCAACCGGGTGGCTACTTTACCGACCCTGATAAGGCCGATATTTTTTGGCGGGCCAACCCAAACCATAACCTTGGCGTGGTGCTCGGGCCGAGCCGTGTTTGCTCCCTGGATGTCGATGACGTCCAGTGGACCCGGCACGTTCTGTACGAGTTGCTTGGTTTGGACGTCGATGCCATGGCGTTGGTGTTCCCGACTGTTGTGGGCAACCCCGCGCGGTTTCGTGTCCTGTTCCGCGTGCCGGACGGCGTCGACCTGACTCGCCATTCCCTTGCCTGGCCGAATGAAAACGATCCTGATGGTTCGATTCATAAGGGGCTTACGGCCAAGGCGAGGGCTGCGAAGGATGCCGGTGATCACGCCGGTGAGCAGGCTTTCCGCGAAGAGGCAAAGCAGTTCCAGCGTCTCACGGTATTCGAGCTGCGTGCTGGTCCTGTGCAGGACGTTCTGCCCCCATCAATCCATCCCGGTACCGGCGAGCCTTACACTTGGCGGACGCCGCCCGATGCCGCCGGATTTCCGGTGCTGACCGAGGAGCTACTGTCCGTCTGGAACAACTGGGAATTCTTCAAGCGCGACGCCGAGGCCGCGTGCCCTTGGTTGCCGAAGGTCGCAGCTCCGGCGCCGAAGGCAAAGGCGAAGCTCGCCTCTGTGCCTGGCAATCGGCCTTCGGTCATTGACGAGTTCAACCGCTGCCATGACGTAACAGAGCTGCTGCGCTCCCACAGCTATATCAAGCGCGGGAGCAAGTGGCTGTACCCGCAAAGCAGCACCGGCTTGCCCGGCATCACTGTTTCGGACCACGGCAAAGTCTTTTCACACCACGGCGCTGACCCTCTCGCTAACGGTCACCAGAACGATGCATTCGACGTGTTTTGCCTGCTCGACCATGGCGGGGATCGCTCGCGCGCGGTGAAAGAAGCTGCCCGGATGCTCGGTATGCAATCGTCTCGTCCTGCCGCCAACGATCTTCCCCCGGCCCCATCGGTGGATTCGGCCGAGCCTTCGCCGCCCAGCGAGGCCGCTCCGGCTCCTGACGGGGGCGCGGGGGAGGACCTGACCATAGAGCAGGTTTTGCGCCGGTATGCCTTGGTCGAAGGTACGACGCAGGTCTGGGACTTCGACAAATCGAAGGCAATGAAGAAGGCTGCGTTCGAGGCGCGTGTCGGCAAGCCGCTGGCAAAGCTATGGATGGACAACACCAACAAGAAGCTGATTGCGGACGAGCATGCCAAGGAAGTCGAGCAGGCCCGCAAGATCGCGGGCAAGAAGGGCGGCGCATTCGGTCTAGAACCGGTCGACCGTTACGTCTATATCGATGGCACGAAGGATGTGTGGGATCGCGAGAAGAAGCGCAGGATTCCCGAAGGCGCTGTGAAAATGGCCCTGGGCGATACCTACGCGTTCTGGCTGAACAGCCCGGAGCGGCGGGTGGTGGACGTTGACCACATCGTCTTTGACCCGACCATGACCAAGGACCCGAACGTCTACATCAACACGTTCGACGGGCTGCCGCTGGAGCCGGTTGACGACGACGCCGCCTGCGCGAACCTCATCTGGCTCATTTCCTTTCTCTGCAACCATGACCCCGACGCCGCCCTTTGGCTGACTCGCTGGCTTGCATATCCCTTGCAACACCTGGGCGCCAAGATGGACACCGCAGTCCTGATGCATTCCACGATGGAAGGCTCGGGCAAGAGCCTGCTGTTCGCCGACACCTTCGGGGCGCTCTACGGCCAGTACGCCGCAACGGTTGGGCAGACCCAGCTCGAAAGCAACTTCAACGCCTGGCAGTCCCGGAAGATGTGGGCCGTGTTCGAAGAGGTGGTCAGCCGTGACCAGCGCTACAACCAGGTCGGCAAGATCAAGCACCTGGTCACCGGCAAGACGGTGCGGATGGAGTCGAAGTTCATCAACGGCTGGGAAGAGGCCAACCACATGAACGCGGTCTTCCTGAGCAACGAGATTCTGCCGTGGCCCATCAGCGATAGCGACCGCCGCATGCTGGTCATGTGGCCCATGGAGACCTTGTCCGTAGCCCGGCAGAAGGCCATCGGAAAGGAGTTGGTGAGCGGCGGTGTCGCGGCCCTATATGGCTGGCTGTTGCGGGTTGACCTAGGGGATTTCAACCAGCGTACACGGCCGCCAAATACAGATGCGCGGGATCGCCTGGTTGCCCTCAGTCGGGCCGGGTGGCAGACGTTTCTCCATCTTTGGCGGTATGGCGAGCTTGGGCAAAACATGTGGGGTGTATGCCTTTCGACCGATCTGTACGCGCTGTTCATCGAATGGTGTCAGCGGAACAAAGAGCACGCGATGAGCCAAACGAAGTTCTCACTGTTCATCAGTTCCGAGGTCGAGAAGAGCCGCTCAATACCCTGGACCGACGGCAACAACAGGCGATTTGGAGCGTTCTTTTTTCCCAACGATCCGATGGCTTCCCCCGCCCCATCATTGTCAGCGGCCGGACTGGGCGTCGTCGTGAAGGATTGGCGCGACGCGGCGAAGCTTGCTGGCTGGCATGTCGAGTCCTGGGACCACATCAAGGCGACCGCAGCATGAGAACAACCAAATGTGTGTTGGGTGTGTCGGGTGTGTGTTGGGTTGATTCTGGATACTCAACACAGGGCGAAGCCTTATTTTTCAAGGGGTGTAGGGCTGTGTGTTGGGTGTGCTGGGTTTTTCGTCGCGCGCGCGCATGCATGACGTTAGTTGCACAGACCAAAGCCATCAGATTTTTTTTCCATGCGAGGACAGATAAACCCAACAAACCCAACACACCTAACACAATGTCGTTTAGATACTTGAATTTAAAGGGTTTTATCTGTGTTGGGTTTGTGTTGGGTATGGGGTTTTTTGTGTTGGGTATCGTTTGCGGGGGGATTTGGGGATGATCAAGGAGATTGAGAGCCTGATGGTTCATTGGGGCGAGCAACTGGCCCGGCACGGCCTGGGAGCGGGAATCGGCAGCCAGATGGGCAGCATCATGGAATGGAAAGGCACCGCGCCTCGCGGCACACCCGGTTCACGAATCGTCAGCGGCGGCGCGGGTATGGACCAGGTCGCGAGTGAAATCGACGCCGTGATCGCGGGCCTTGAGCGTGGTGCCGCGCCGGAGCAGAAGCTGGCGAAGCTCGCGCGGCAACGGTACTGCCAGTGCGTGACGGTGCGGGAGCAGATGCAAACGGCTGGCATTGCCGAAGGCGCTGACCGTACTTACCGAAACTGGGTGCGACGGTTGCATGAGCGTGTGCTGCTGGATCTGACCATGCGTACTCGAACCAGTCGGGGCTATGAGCGGCAGGGTGGTAACGACCACCAGACGGCCCTCATTCGCACCAATGTTCTGGGCCGGTGACATGACCGTTCGTCAGGGTACTTTGTCGTATGTGGGTCACATCCGGGTCAGATTCGGGTCACATTTGGTTGAACCGAAAAACACCGCTTTTCGGTTTTTCCGAACCCCGGTACAAAGTGTCCACGATCTGACATTTGCGCTTTGCGCGTCGGGTTGAGCACGGTGCTGTGCTGCTTCAGGGAGTCCGCGACGGACTCCATTCAACCCCGCTAAGTGCGGGGTTTTCTATTTCTGCCCGTTGGGTTTTTCAGGGAGTACGAGCATGGGCGAGCCAGCGACCGCAACAGTGGTGGTGGCCGGTGCCGCCGGTGCTGGTGTGGCTGGAATCTTGGCGGGGCTTGATCCGTTGGCCGGTGTTGGCGCCCTGGCTGGTGCGTTGGTGTTCTTCACCACGACCGAGGAACTGCCGGTGTGGAAGCGGGCGATGTTCTTTCTGGTGTCGTTCGTAATGGGCTACCTGTTCGCCCCCGCGTTGGCTGACTTCGAGGCTTGGGGCATTCGCCCGTTCAAGTACTCCGGGCCAGCCGCGTTCGGGTCGGCGGTGTTGGTGGTCACCGTAGCACTTGCCGCCATCCGGCGACGCGGTGCGCTCGACGTTGATCAACCCGGAGGCCGGGATGGATGAGCTGCTGATCCCTGAAGTGCTGACTCAAGTGACGTTCTGGTTGTGCGTTGCGCTGTTCGTTCGCCTGTTCACCTTTCGGCGAAAGGGCGCACGGTTCCGCCGGAACATGAGCTGGCTCGCTTGGTTGGTGATGGTGCTGTCCGGTGCGGCGGCGCTGTACATCGGCAAGGGCCAGCTCGTCATGTCGATCTACTCATGGCCGGTCGTAATGCTCCTGGGCGTTTTCGTTGGTTCGGTCTACAAGAGCGCCGGGAACCTGGCTCGCGTCTGGAAGGAAGGATGATGGCCGGTGATGATCGCGGTAGCAGCGCAGAGCGCGGTTACGGGTACCGCTGGCAGAAATCGCGCGATGCCTTCTTGCGCGCCAATCCATTGTGCTGCATGTGCTCGACGGATCTTCGTCCTGTCGCCGCAGCCATCGTTGACCACAAGGTGGCGCCGAGGCTGAAGGACGCAAAGGCCAGCGGTGATGCCGAGCGTATCAAGGGTGCCTGGAAGCTGTTCTGGAATAGCTCGAACTGGCAGCCACTCTGCAAGCTTTGCCACGACTCGACCAAGCAGCGGCTCGAAAAATCCGGACGGATGGTGGGCTGCACGGCTGCTGGTCTGCCCCTCGACCCCAAGCATCACTGGAATCGGCGCTGACCCGAAATCACGGGAAAGTGCACCGGGTTGGTGCGAATAGGCGTTGCCTATGGGGAGGGGGGGGCAAAAATGTTTTTTACTATCCATAGCTAGACCGCCACTCGCCCTCCGTCCGCAAAATGCGGGAAAAATGAGGAGGGGGGGGTATCGATTTCGAGGGGGTAAACATGGCAGGAAACGGAAATTCCGGGCGTCCTGCGAAGCCCGCATCATTGCACATTCTGCAGGGCAATCGCAGCAAGAAAAACTTCGAGGAACTGCTCGAAGAAATCAAATCGCCAGCGGTCCCGGTGGCTGCGCCGCCGATGCCGGACGTGCTCAGCGATGACGCTGTGGCCGAATGGGAGCGGCTCATTCCCGACCTGATGGCGCTGGGCCTGGTTTCGACCCTCGACCAGATGGCCCTGGCGACTTATTGCCAGGCTTATGCCGACTGGCTGCGCTATCAGCGCCTGATCGCCGCCCGCAATGCGAAGTCGGACGATGAACTGGGCGGCGATATCCAGACGTTCAAAACCGGCGCCCAGCAGATGCACGTCCTACGGCAGTTGGCGAACGATGCTGAAAAGCGCGCCAACGCCGCTGGCGCGCAGTTCGGGTTCTCTCCCATGGCCCGCCGCAACCTGAAAACGGCCCCGGCGCCGCAAGGGGAGCTTTTCCCGAATGAGCAACGAGACGCCGCAAACCGATACTTCAACTGACGACCGGGTGACGGCCTTCGCTCACGCCGTCCTGGCACATGAGATTGTCGCCGGTCCCGCTGTTCGCAATGCTTGCGCTCGGCACTTGCGGGATCTGGAGCAGGGGCCGGATCGCGGCCTGGTCTGGGATCTGGACGCCGCAGATCGGGCCATTGGTTTTTTTGAGGACGTGCTTTGCCTTAATGGCGGCGACTATGAGGGGATGCCATTCCTCCTCGCACCTTGGCAAGCCTTTGTCGTGGGCAGTCTGTTTGGCTGGATGACCGAAGACGGTTATCGCCGATTCCGTCTGGCGTACATCGAAACCGGCAAGGGGTCTGGGAAAAGCCCGTTGGTGGCGGGCATCGGCCTGTACGGCCTGGTGTCGGACGGTGAAAACCGCGCCGAAATCTACGCTGCCGCGACCAAGCGTGATCAGGCCATGATTCTGTTCCGCGATGCGGTGAGCATGGTCAGCATGTCTCCGCACATGTCCAGCCGGGTGGTGCAGTCGGGGCGTGATGAGAAGGTTTGGAGCCTCTACTACCCCAACACCAAATCGTTTTTCAAACCGATCAGCGCTGACGAAGGGCAGTCCGGCCCGCGTCCGCACATCGGCCTGCTGGACGAGCTGCACGAGCATAAGACCGCCACCACCGTGAACATGATGCGCGCCGGTACCAAGAACCGGCGCAAGGCCATGGTGGTCATGATCACCAACAGCGGTTCGGACAAGAAGACGGTGTGCGGTCAGTACCATGACCTCGGTGTGCGGATCTGCGCGGGGCAGGAAGAAGACGACAGTTTCTTCGCCTTCATCTGTTCTCTGGATGAGGGTGATGACCCGTTCAAGGACGAGTCCTGCTGGCCCAAGGTCAACCCGTCGTTGGACTACATCGCGGAAGGGCAGGTCGATGGCATTCCGGGGCGCAAGTATCTGCGCGAGCAGGTCACGTCGGCTCGGGGGCTGCCCGCTGCGGAATCGGTGGTTCGGCGCCTGAACTTCTGCGAATGGACCCAGGCGGATTCGCCGTGGATTTCGTGGGATGTCTGGAGCCAGGCAGGCGAGCGCGTCCCCATGCGGATGCTGCGCGACCGGCCCTGTGTCGGCGGCCTCGACCTGGCCAGTACCACGGACCTCACGTCGTTCACGTTGCTCTTCTATCCAACGGCAGCCGACCCGCACTGGCGGCTTCTGCCGTACTTCTGGATACCAGACCACGACCTCGCCGAACGCGAGAAGCGCGACAAGGTGCCGTATTCGCTGTGGATCAAGCAGAAGGAGCTGGAGACAACGCCAGGCCGCGCGATCAGCAAACTCTACGTGCTGCGCCGGATGCAGACGATTTGTGCCTACTTCGACGTGCGCAAGATCGCCTATGACCGCTGGCGGATCGAGGACTTGAAACAGCTCATGATCGAGCACTCCATCGATCTGCCGGAAATGATCCCGTTCGGGCAGGGCTTCAAGGACATGGGGCCTGCGGTCGACGAATTCGAGCGCCGGTTGCTCGGCCTTCCTGCGAAGCCTGAAACAGACGTCATCGATCTGTCGCCTGATGACTATGAGCTGGTGAGCGAAGTGCCTGACGTTGAAGTCGTGGCCGAAGTGCCGGACGTTGAGACGTTGAGGCACGACAACAATCCGGTCATGACCTGGTGCGCCGGTAACGCGGTGATCGTCAGCGACCCGGCAGGCAACCGAAAGGTCGACAAGGCCAAGGCTACCGGGCGCATCGACGGCATCGTCGCGGGCCTGATGGCAACAGGCTTGAGCGGCACGGCCATCGAAGGCAGCGGCACATCCATTTATGACGAAGGGGCGGGCATATGAAATATCTCGGGCTACTGGCCTGGCTCGTCGGGCTGGCGGGCTTCGGTCTGCTGGTGGCGGGCGTGGCATTGATCAGTGTTCCGGCGGGCTTCATCGCCGCCGGGGGCGGGATGGTGGTGTGGGCCTATCTGGCAGATCAAGCGGCAGCCACATCGGCGCCAGTCCATGACGACGGGGGTGGTTGATGTTCTTCAGCAAACAACGTGGATCGGTACAGGGCGCCGTATCCAGCCCGGACGGCAGTGTCTGGCGCGGCCTCATAGGTTCCGGTCGCAGCAGCTCCGGCGTGAGGGTGACGCCGGAGTCAGCGCTGGCGGTTCCGATCATCCAGAACTGCGTCACCCTGCTGGCCGAAAGCATCGCGCAATTGCCGCTTGAGTTGTATCGACGTACCGACAACGGCCAGCGTGACGCCGCGATCTACCACCCGCTGTACGACGTTCTGCGTTATCAGCCCAACGGCTTTCAGACCCCGTATGAGCATCGCGAAGGCAGTCAGATGGCGGCCGGGCTGCGGGGCAACAGCTACAGCTTCATCGACCGTCGTGATGACGGCAATGTGGCGGCGCTCTGGCCGATCCACAACGACAAGGTGATTGTGTGTAAGGGCAGCGACATGCTGCCGTATTACCAGGTCGGGACGTTCGAGGATCGACTGCCGATGCGGCTGATCCACCACGTTCGCTGGCAGTCCCACAATTTCTATGAGGGGCTGTCGCCGATCATGCTGCACGCCGAGGCGGTTGGCTTGGCCCAGGCGGTGCGACAGTACACCGGCAAGTCATTTGCCAACGGTGCGACCGTCTCGGGGGTGATCGAACGGCCGCGCGAGGCCCCGGCGATCAAGGATCAGGGTTCGATTGATCGGGTGCTTGATCAGTGGGGCAACAAGTTCGGTGGCATGGACAACGCCAAAAAGGTCGCGATGCTGCAGGAAGGCATGACCTTCAAACCCGTCTCCATGACCAACGTTGATGCCGAAGTGGTCGACATCCTCAAGCTGTCCGGCGTCGACTGCGCACGGATTTACAAGATCCCGCTGCCGATGGTCAACGACCTCGACAAGGCCAACTACAACACCATCGAGCAACTGTTGATTCAGTTCGTGGTGTTCGGTCTGCTGCCGTGGGTCAAGCGTCATGAACAGTCGATGATGCGCGACTTCCTGTTGCCGAAAGACCGGCGCGACTACTTCATCGAATTCAACCTGGCGGGCCTGTTGCGTGGCGACCAGAAGAGTCGTTACGAAGCCTATGCCATTGGCCGCCAGTGGGGCTGGCTCTCAGTCAACGACATTCGGCGCCTGGAAAACATGCCCCCGGTCACCGGCGGCGATATCTACCTGCAGCCGTTGAACATGGTCGATGCAGGCAAAGGAAAGCCTGACCTTAGTAATCCATCCGTGCGGGCGCAGCTGGAGCTGCAACAGCGCGAAATCGAAAGGATGCTTGCGCAATGAAACAACATCTCCGGGCATCCGGCTTGCTGTTTAATCAGCCGTTACTGGTTACCCCTGACATGCTCGACCTGGGCGTGCGGTGGGCCAATCAGGCCATGAACCTCAACATCATCAACCTGGCCGGTGGCAGCGGCGCAAAACTCGGCTTCTACGACGATGAAGCCGAGGATCGTGCGGCCCTGCAGGCTGAGCAAGAGCGGGCCATGCTGGCCTCTACCGGTGTGCAGGTCTTGCCGGTCCATGGGTTTCTGGTGAGTCGCGGCAGTCACATCAACGCCTGCGAGACCATGACCAGCTACGAGGGCTTGCGGCAGCAGTTGCGCCAAGCCATCGCCGATCCTCTGGTCGAGCGCGTGGCGCTGGACATCGACACGCCCGGCGGTTCTGCCGTGGGCGCGTTCGAGCTGGCGGCCGATATCCGGGCCATGTCATTGATCAAGCCCATTACCGGCATCGTCAACTTCATGGCCTACAGCGGCGGCTATCTAATCGGCAGCGCATGCAGCGAGCTGGTGGTCAGCCAGACCAGTGGCGTCGGCTCCATCGGTGTGATTGCCAGCCACATGGACCGGTCGAGACAGCAGGAAAGCCAGGGCGTCAAGGTGACCACGGTATACGCCGGGGCGCACAAGAACGACTTGAGCCCCAATGAACCGCTCACCGATCAGTCGATGAAGTTCCTGCAGGATCTTGTGCAAGAGAGCTATCAGCTCTTCGTCAACGCCGTGGCCGACTATCGCGGCCTGAGCATTGAAGCCGTCAGGGCCACCGAGGCAGGGCTGTATCGCGGCCAGCAAGGTATCAATGCAGGTCTCGCTGATCGCCTGCAAAGCCCTCAGGACGCCGTCGACGATCTGTCGCGCGTCGTCGCCCAGGTTCGGGCACAACGGCAGTCCGGCCGCATTGGCCTGCGCGCTTCGGCGCTGAATATTCAAGCAACACTCTGACCGCGTTCGCGGCAGTTACATCTCACCCGCTCCGGCGGGTTTTTTTATGCCCAGGAGGCACCATGTCCCTTGTCACTCAATTGCGAAGCGAACGCGCCACGCTCAATGCTGCTGTACAGGCGTTGGCGCAGATCGAGGCTGGTGGCGGCAGCTTGACTGCAGCACAGCTCACTGAGTTTGCTGATCTGGAAGTCAAGATCAACGCCATCACCGATAAAATCAGCCGTGCCGAAGTCGCTGAACGCCTTGCAGCGGCGTCTGCAGTACCAGTCAACGAATCGGCCCAAGGCATCAACGGCCCGCCCGGCAGTATTTCTGGCCCGTTCAACCAACAGACCAAGCCCGGTGTGGCGATGGCGCAGATGGTGCGCTTGTTGGTGCAGGCGCAGGGCAATTCGAATACAGCGGCGGACTTGGCTAAATCCGGTGGTTACGGCGCTGATGTGCATATGGCTCTGTCGACCGCGACGCCAGCGTCCGGCGGTGTGTTGGTTCCCGAAAATTTCAGTACCAGTGTGATCGAGTCGCTGCGTCCGAAGTCTGTGGTCCGTAAGCGTGGTGCTGTAAGCCTTCCGCTGAACAATGGCAACTTGAGCATGCCGCGCGTTATTGGCAACACCCAGGTCACTTACATCGGCGCTGATGGTGATGTCCAGGTCACCAGCATGCAGTTCGGTGACCTGAAACTGTCGTCGAAAAAGGCTGCAGCGCTCGTGCCGATCTCCAACGATCTGCTGGCGGCGTCTGGTGTTAACCCGCGTGTAGACGCTCAAGTGAGCAACGATCTGGCGACCAGTATGGGCCTTTCGGAAGATCTGCACTTTATCCGCAGTGCGGGCAGCGACATTTTGCCCAAGGGTCTTCGCTACTGGGCGCCTGCGTTCAATATCGTGGTCGCCCCGGCAAGCACTGACCTGCAAGTGGTCGAGACGTATTTGTCGAGCATTATGCTGCGTCTGGAGGCGGCAAACGTCGATCTGGCAGGTTGTGGTTGGATCATGGCTCCTCGGACCCTTCGCTGGTTGGGTGCGTTGCGCGATGGCAATGGCAACAAGGCATATCCCGAAATTGATCAGAGCTTGCTCAAGGGCTACCCCGTTTCCCTGACCACGCAAATCCCGGTGAATTTGGGTGCCGGTGGCAACGAGTCGGAAATCTATTTCGTTAACTTCTTTGATTGCTATATCGGTGAAGACACGACCCTCGCGGTCGCGATCAGTACCGAGGCGTCTTACAAGGATACCAACGGCGAAACCGTCAGCGCATTCCAGCGCGATCAGACGTTGATCCGTGTAATCAGCAAGCACGACTTCGGCCCGCGCCACCCTGAGTCGGTCGCTGTGGGTGTCGGGATCACCTGGGGCAAAGACATGTGATTTCGCTGGCCCTGCGTCGAGTAGGGCCGCTCTCTGATGCTGCATTCGAGGTATTGAACATGAGCAAGTCGAGCAACAATTTAGTCATCGTCACATTCGCCAAATCTTGGCGGGGTTATTCGCCCACCGAGGTGGCGGGTTTTTCCCAGGAAACCGCAGACGCGCTGATCAAGGGCGGTGTCGCTGCGCTCCATGACGGCAAAGCTGCGGCTAGCCCGGCCAAGTCCACCGCGACCAAGCCGCCGGGCAAGGGCGCGCCGAAAGCACCTACCAAGGCCGAGGTACCGCCAGTCGTGATCCCTGGCTCTGTCGAAACTGAGCCAGGATCGGAGACCGATGGCGGCACTGGCGGTACGTCGGACGAGAATGGCCCGCCTGCCGGTGACGCGGATAATGACGTTGATGACGAGAAGCCGTAACCATGGCCCGGCGCATTGCGTACACGGGTGATCCCGTGCTGACGCTGGAACAGGTGGCGTATCAGTGCCGCCTTGATCCAGAAGACACGGTGCCGGAGCTGATCGAAGGCTTGATCATTCCGGGCGTGACGGCCCAGGCCGAAGAGCGGACCGGCGCCGGTATTCGGCAGGCTGAATACGAAGAGGAATGGCCCGCGCATTTCGGCTCGGGTCGTCCGCTGGACGTCGGCCAGGCCACGGCGATCATTTCGATCAGCCGCGTCCTTGCCGATGGTAGCGACGAGTTGCTGACCGTTGCCCATTCCCTGCGAAACCGGGGCAAGGAAAGCTTTCTGCACTTCCCGGATGGCCGCCCCGAGGGTGACCTACTCATTCGCTACGAGGCCGGTACCGACCTTGATGTTCATCCGTCCGTGCGTACCTGGTTGCTGATGCAAGCCGCCACCGCGCATGAAAACCGCGAAACGTTGGTGGTGGGTGCCACCCTGGCCGAGCTGCCCAGCTCAATGTTGGATTCACTGCTGGCACCCATCGCTGTTCCTCCGAGGTTCTGATATGCGAATAGGTCCTCTGGACCGGCGCTGTTCACTGCTCAAGTCTGAGTTGGCGCAGCGTCCGGGCGCAGGTTCGACGGAAACCTGGGTCAAGGTCGGTGACATCTGGGCCGGGATCGCCATTCCCACCGGTAGGACGTTGCCGGTGGCCGACCGGCTGTCAGCCGAGGTCACGGCAGAGATTCAGGTCCGTTTCAGAAAAACCATCGTCGCCGGTATGCGAATCGCCCATGGCGATGAAACGTACCTGATCGAGGCAGCCCTGCCCGCACTCAAGCGGACGATGCTCCGGCTGCTGTGTTCCAACGTAGTAAATCCATAATGAGGGTATGAGCATGAAAGTACGTGCACTGGTCGGTCTGTCCGGCCCATTTGGCAGCCAGGTCGCGGGTTCGGAGTTCGAGATCGACAACGAGCTGGTGGCTGATCTGAAGGAGCGCAAACTGGTCGAGCCCCTCGAGGCCGTGAAGGTTGCGAAACCGAAGCCGGTCGGCGACGGCGCGGCCAAGGAGTAATTCATGGCCGCGCGCAGGTCCCGATTGTCTGGCGACTTCAAGTTGAGACGGGTGCTGCGCAACATTCACACCCAGCTCGATAACGAACTCAAACCGGTCATGCAGCAGGGTGCCAACAAGATCCTGGCCTCCATGCAGGAGCTGATCCCCAAGGATTCGGGGGAGGGTGCAGCTGCGCTCACGGCCTTTGTGTCGAAAAGCGGCCTGGATGCGCAGATCGGCTTGAGGGGCAAGAAACTCAATCAGCGGTTTTTCTATCTGCGCTTCATTGAGTACGGAACGAAAGGGTACACCGAAGGCAAGAAGCGGGCTGGCGGTCGCAACAAGCGGGTCACCAACAAGACCGATGGCACGAACTTCTTCGGGAAATACCCGGACATTCCGGCGCGTCCTGCACACCCTTGGCTGCGTCCGGCCTATGACGTTAACCGCGAGTTCGTCCTGGCAAGCATCAAGCACGCGGTGAGCAATACGCTTAAACGTGCCGGTGAGGAACTGGGCAATGGCTGATCCATCGTTTGCGCTGCAGGTTGCGCTGGCAGATCGGCTCGGCGCGGAGCTGTCTTGCCCGGTGTTCGACGGTGCCCCGATGAACGCGCCGATGCCCTATGTCAGCTTCGACAGCGAGATTGTCACCAATGACGATCCCCTGAACAGCCGACGTGACCTCAGGCTGTTCTACCTGTCGGTCTGGTCGGACTTCAAGGGGCAGGAAGAGGTCAAGCGCCTCATGGCCGAGATCGACGCCGCACTCCATGAGCGTCCTCTGCCGCTCAACACCGGCCGGGTCGTTTCCATTCGCGTCACCCGCAAGCAGGCCAATCGTGAGCCGGACGGCGTCACGTACCAGGGCAGCGTCACGCTGCGCATCGTCACCACGCATTAACCGCTAACCCCATGCCGCGCTGCGGCTTTTTCACCTGTCCTCAGGAGGACTGCTTATGTCTATCAATACCGGCGCGGGCACGCGAATTTACATCGGTCCACGGCTCCTGGCCGATCTGCCCGCCGACCATACGGCCGCCGTAACGCTTCTCTCAGCCTTGACCTATGTCGAGGTCGGCGAGATGGAAACCATCGGCGACTACGGCGACACCATCAACGATGTGAGTTTTTCCGGACTGTCCAGCGGGCGGGCCAAGCATCTCAAAGGTCTGGCTGACGCGGGCACTGTCGATCTGTCGATTGGCTTCGATGCGGGCGACGCCGGTCAGCTCAAGTTGGTGGAGGCGTTCCTGGACCGCTCTCGCTTCGATTACCCGATCAAGGTCGTGTACGTCGATGGTGAAACGGACTACTTCGCGGCCAAGGTTATGAGCAACAAGAAAACCGGCATCAGCGTTGAGGGCGTCTTGAAGCGCGCCGTCAGCCTGGGCGTCAACTCTGAAATCTACGAGGTGGTCTGAGCATAACGCCGGACCCTTGCCTGGTGCCGAGCACCCTCGGCGCCTTCCTTTTATTGCATCCCTTTTTTTGAGAGAAACACTCATGTCCAAGACTGGCCACGGCACTATCGTCATCACTGCAGGCGAAACGACCTACACCCTGAAACCGACCCTGCGTGCCTTCCGGGCAATTGAAAGCCGCTTCAATGGCATCCTGCCCGCGATGAACGCAGTTGGCAGCGCGAGCGTCACCTCTGCCGCTTTTGTCATTGCGGCCGGTACCGGCGTCGACACCAACAAACGCAAGGATTTGGAAGTCATCGAGGAGGTGTTGTTCGACGCCGGTGTCAGCAGCGTCGGTTCGCAGGTGATCGCGTTCTTGAGCGCCTTGCTCAACCCGTCCGGCAAGACTGACGCCGAGCTGGAAGAGGAAAAAAAGGCGGCTGAGTCGGGAAACGAGTAAAGGCAGGCCCTGATCTCGGGACCGTCGACTTGCTGTTCAAGATTGCAACGGGCTGGCTCGGCTGGCCCCCCAGCGAAGCCTGGGACACACCGATGGTAGAAATCATCATGGCTTGGGATTCCAAGCGCCAATTCATGATCGATACCAACCCGTTTGGCGGCGGTGGCGACAAGGACAAGCCGTCGAAAGCGGTGATCGCGCGCGAAGCCCGCATGGGCTTTCGTGTCGCCGCCATGAGTCGCAACAAAGGCAAGTAATGAAACACCGGACCGCGAAAGCGGTTTTTTTTCGCTTGGAGAAAAGTATATGGCTGACGCTGACGTTCAGGGCCTGTTGGTCCGCATTGAAGCCACCACGGCGCAGATGCGCCAGGAACTGGCCCGTGGCGAAGCTTCGGTGGCGTCGACGGCCACGCGCATGGACACGCAGCTCAAGCGCGTTGACGACGCATTTGATCGTGCGGGTGAGCACGCTGAATCCATGCGCGAGGCCATGGGCGGCGTCTTCAATGGTGTCGCACTGGGCGCAGCCGCGGCGGTTGCCGGGCTGGTGGCGATCACGCAGAAAACCGCGGAATACGCCACGCAGGTCAAGAGCCAGGCCGCGCTGTCGAATACTACGACCGATCAGTTCCAGCGGTTGGCCGCCGGCGCACGGACGGTCAGCGTTGAGCAGGAAAAACTCGCTGACATCTTCAAGGACACCACCGACCGCGTCGGGGAGTTTACCCAGCGCGGCGGCGGCGAGATGGCCGACTTCTTCAAGGAGATTGCTCCCCGGGTCGGCGTCACTGCCAAGATGTTCCAGAACCTGTCCGGCCCGGACGCCTTGCAGCTTTATTACAACTCCCTGGAAAAGGCCGGGCTTAATCAGCAGCAGGTCACCACCTACATGGAGGCCATGGCCGATGAAGCCACGGCCCTGATTCCGCTGCTGAAAAACAATGGCGCCGGGTTCAAGGACTTTGGCGATAAGGCTGAGCGGGCCGGGAACGTGCTGTCGTCGTTCCAGCTTGATCAGTTCGCTGAGATCGATCAGACCATCAAAACGCTGGGCGTCTCGTTCGACGGCGCGTCCAAGCAGTTGGCCACCGGTCTGCTGCCTGGCGTGCAGAGTGTCGCTGATCGCTTGAACTCCATGAGCGACAACGGCGCCATGGAGCTGATAGGGCAGGGCGTAGGCTTCCTGGCCGACAATGTGAACGTGCTCGCGGCCATTCTGGGTGGCAAGGCAGCGGCGGCGTTTGTCAGCTACACGCAGAGCATTGTGAATTCAGGTGCCGCCGTCATCCAGTCCCGTGCGGCAAACATGGCGTTGGCGAGCAGTGCGGTAGATACGGCTGCGGCCAACCAGCTCGCTGCGCAATCCGCCGTGGTAAGGGCAGAGCGCGAAGCCATCGCCGCGCGCGGCACGGCAGTGCAGACGCAGATGTCCATCCAGCTCGCCGAAGCCAGGATGGCGGAAAAGGCCGCGACTGATCAGGTCGCTGCTGCACAGACCCGGTTGGCTGCTGCACGCGGCACCGTGATGGGCTTTCTCGGCGGTCCTGCCGGGTTGGCTGCTTTGGCAGCGGGCGTGGCCATTGCGTTCTTCACTCTGCGCGATAACACGGCCGATCTGGAAAAGCGTCTGGGCGATCTGGCTGATCCGATGGATAAGCTGATCGGCCGGTTTGAAAAGCTCAACCGTGCCACCCAGGCCGTGACCCTGCGCGAATTGCAGGCCACTATCGCTGATACGCAAAGCAAGATCGGGCAGATGTCCGGGGCGATGGCCGACAAGTTTGAAAATGACTTGCGCGGCATGGGTGCCGCCGGTGCTGACGGGCTGATGTCTGGCCTGGTCAATCTGCCTGCAGACACTCAGGCTGCCCTGGAGCTGGTACGCAAGGCGTCCAAGGATCAGGCCGCAGGTGTTGCCGTGGATTGGAAAGCGGTTGCCGATCAGTTGCGCACCATGCCCGGCGTCACCGAGGACATGGCACGGTCGCTGGAGTCCAGCCAGGCGCCGGTCGCTGACCTCAGTGCGCTGTTGCAAAAACAGCAGCAGACGTTGGCCTCGCTGACGGCTGAGACTGACAAGAACACAGCCTCGCAGAATCAGAACACCGCAGCAAAAACGATGGCGTCCGCTGCCGGTGAGAAATACATCGCCGACATGACCAAGCAATTGCAAGGTCAGCAGGACAAGACGTTCACCGAACAGGCCAACCGCTTCATCTCGGAGAACAAGGATCTCACCGAGGCGCAGATTGTCGCCATCCGCTCGCTCGGCGCCGCCAGGGATGCCCAGAAAACGTCGGACGATGCCGCCACCCAGGCAACAAAAGACAGTGCCAGTGCCACCAAAAAGGCTGCCTCCGAAGAGGAAGCCCGGCAGAAAGCGCTGAAGGATCTGAAGACTCAGGCCGATATCGCCATCGCTTCTGCCCAGGGCCTTGCAGCGGCTTACGCCGATGGCACAGACCGTTCACGCGAGCTGTCGATCCAGCAGAAAGCCGAGGAAGCGCTGCTCAAGACCGGGGCTGCTGCTCGCTCTGAGGTTATCGCCAAGCTGAACGCTGAGCGCGATGCTCAAGACAGTCTGAGCGTCAGTAAGGCCGCGTACGACTTGGAGCGTGAGACCTCTGATCTGGTTGCCCATGCCAAGGCGCAACTGCAGGGTTCCTCTGCTCTTGAGGCGTACAACCTGCAAAAGTCGATGACCGTCGCGTTGGCGGGCAAGAACATCGACTTTGGCAGTAAGGAATACGACCAGCTGCTCAAACAGACCAAGGCTCAGGTGCAGGCCACGAAGGCGCTGGAGGCGGCCAACAAAGCCAATGACCTGGTCGACCGGCTCAATCCGCAGCTCAAACTGCTCAAGGATTATGCCGAAGATCAGAAGGCCCTGAATGAGGCCATCACTCAGTACCCTGAAAAGGCTGATCTGTACCGTGAATCGCTGACCAAGCTCGGCCAGGAATATGACGACAACCAGGCCAAAATGTCGGTCTGGGGCAGGTTGACGGAGGCTGCTGTAGATCGCGTCGACAAAGTGTTTGCTGATATGTGGCTGAACGTCGGCGACGGCTTCAAGGGCTTTTCTGAGGGGCTGATGGACGGCTTCAAACAATTGCTTGCGGAGCTGGCCCACGAAGCCATCACCAAGCCGATTCTGATCAGCTTCGCGAACACGGTACTCGGGACAAACAAGTCTGGTGGTGTGGGCGATGTGATCGGCGCCTTGAGCGGCGAGGGTGATTCGAGCAGTGGATCGGGCGGCATCGCCTCTGTGGCCAACAAGCTGTACAGCGCTTACAACATCGTCACCGGCGTGGGTGCCAAAGTGGTCGCAGGTTATGCCGAGGCGGGTATTCCCGGTGCTGCGAAAGCCGGGGTCGGTTACTACACCGATAAAGTCAGCGCCCTGTACGACATTGCCAAGAGCGGTATGGCGACACTGTTGGGCCAGCAGACCGCTCTGCAAATCGCGCAGCAGGCGGCCACCCAGGCCGCACTGAATTACGGTATCACCGAAGGTGTGGCCAGCACCGTAGGCCAGTTCACTCTGGATGCGGCCGGTCAGCAGATCGCTGCTGGAATGGTGCAGCAAGCCGCCACCCAAGGAGTTGCCCAGGCAGCTGGCGCGCAAGGCGCGAGTAGTGGTGCTACCAGTGCGCTGGGCAGCGCCGCGTCTATGTGGCCGCTCGCTGTCCTGATGGGCATGATCCAGTCCGGCAAGTTGTACAGCGCGGGTGTGCGTCCTGATGCCAGCGAAATGTACAACAGTGCTGGTGGCACCGGGCTGGGCAAGGTGGTGATGAGCATCCCGACCTTGACCGCGAAAGCCTTTGAAATCGTCGATGGCGCACTGAGCAAGATCGTTGGCGGCAAGGCTGCCGCAATCCTCACCGGTTCTACGTTGTACCAGGCGGTGTGGAGCAAAGTCGGTAGCAAGCTGTTTGGGACCGGCTACCAAACCAAGGACGCCGGTATTCAGCTTGCGGTTAAGGCGGGCGAATTCGACGCCTTGCAGTACACGAAACAGAAGAAAAAAGGCGGCCTGATCTCTGGCAGCTCGAAAACACGTTACCTGTACAACGAGCTGCCGGACGACACGGAAGACGCCCTTGGCAGCGAGTACAACACGACGGTCATGGGCGCGATGGCGTTGTTCACGCAGTTGGGCGTAAAGCTCAACGACAGCGTGCTTGACGGCCTCAACATGGCCTCAGCCCAGATCAGCACCCAGGGTAAAACCTCGGAGCAGATCCAAGCCGAGATCGATCATTGGTTCGCACTGCTGGGTGACCAGGTCGTTGTTGCTGTGTCCAAGGCCACCGATGCGGGTGTCAGCGGGTTCAGTTACGTTGGCCTGCAGGCGTTCGTAAAGAACCTGTACGACGTGAACACCATGCTCAAGCACGTCAACATCGGTCTTTACGACATGTCGGTGACGGGCGGCTTCATGGCCGAGCAGTTGTCGGCCATGGGCGGCGGATTCGAAGAACTGCAGAAGTCCGTCAGCGGTTACTACGACGCTTTCTTCTCGGATAACCAAAAGTCGATCGATACCATCAGTGATATTCAGGACGTGTTCGACGGCCTGAATATCAAACTGCCCGACAGCCGTGATGGCTTCCGGGCCATGGTCGAAGGCATCGACAAGTCGACCGAGGCTGGCCGCAAACTGTTTGTCACGCTGATGACCCTAGCGTCCACGGCCGACCAGGCTTACGACATTATCGAGGCCCGCCAGAAGACGTATTACGACGCCTTTTACAGCGAATCGGAGAACACCGCGCGCACCGTCGCCGGGGTTACTGCCGAGTTCAAAAAAGCGAACGTGACGTTGCCTGCGAGCCGCGAAGGGTATCGGGCATTAGTCGACGGTATCGACCGTACAACCGAATCCGGCAAGACGTTGTACAACACGCTGACGGCGCTGGCTGGCTCGGCAGACACGTTCTATAAGGCTCAGGAACAGGTACAGGCTGCTGCGAAAACAGCGGCCCTGACCAGCGTCAGCAACGCTATGAGCGCTCTGCAACGAGCGGTCGCTGCCGAGAAAAGCGCGCTTACCGCCGCCTATAACGCTCGCATGACGTCGTTAAACGACATGCTGTCGACGGCCCAGGCCAACGTTTCCGGGCTCACGAACACTGGCAATGCGCTGGAAGCCGCGCTGAAATCGCTCAACGGCACGTCTGAAACGACAGTAAGGACGTTGCGCGAGCAAGCCAAGGCAACGCTTCAGAGCGCCCTGGCTTCGGCTCAGGGCGGCGGATCGCTGTCGGGTTTCGCAGGTCTTGACGACGCCCTGACGGCGGTCAGCACCAACACCACGGACATGTACGGCTCGCTCGAAGACTTCACCAGAGAGCAGGGCCGTACAGCGAACGTGGTCGCGCAGTTGAACGCCATCAACGGCGTGCAACTGACGGCGCAGCAGCAATTGCTGAAGAGCGTGCAGGAGCAAATCGCGAATGCCAAGGATCAGTTCGACCTGCAGATGTCCGGGCTGGACGACCAGCTCGAGGCCGCTCAGAAGCAACTGGACGCGCTGAACGGCATCGACACGTCGATCCTGAGCGTTGCCCAAGCGCTGATTGCGTTCAATGCCTCGGTACAGGCTGCGATTGCAGGCGCTGCTGCGGCCGCCGCTGCAGCCAATAAGCCTGCTGCACCTTCGGGAGGCGGTTACACAGGGACGGCGGGTGGGGCGGGTTACAACGATATCAACGCCATATACCAGGCTGTTCTGGGGCGCGACGCGGACTACGCCGGATCGGTTTACTGGGGCGGCAAGGCCGGGTCGATGACTCCGGATCAATTGGCGGCGCAGATCAAAGCTGATGCGACCGCGAACGGTGAAATCAAGGGCTATGCCTCGGGTGGCTTCCACTCCGGCGGCTTGCGCCTGGTTGGCGAGAACGGTCCTGAGCTGGAGGTCACCGGGCCGTCTCGGATCTACAACGCAGATCAGACGGCGGCAATGCTTCGCGGCGGCGGTGATAACTCGGCGCTGTTGGCCGAGGTTCGGCAACTACGGGCCGAAAGTCGGCAAGCACAGTTCCAGATCGCAAAAAATACGCAGCAGTTGGGCGTGCAATTGCGTAAGTGGGACGACGAGGGCACTCCGAAAGAACGGGATTACTCACTATGAGGCTGATCAAACCGGTGGCAATCACCGAAGCAAAACTCATTAGCAGCAACGTTCCCGAAAGCGATTATCCCGCGTGGTCAGCGACAGCGACATACGCCGTCGCCGCGCGGGTTCTGTTGAACCACACCATCTATGAGGCGCTGGTGGCGGTTCCCGCTGGCGTAAAGCCGGGTGAGGAAGTCGTCACAACAGCCAGTCCGGCCAAGTGGCAACTGATCGGCGCTGATAATCGTTGGCGGATGTTCGATGACAAGATCGAGTCCCTCACCACCAATGCCGGAACGATCAGCGTGACGATCAGGCCGGGGGCGGTGGTCAACTCGATTGCGATGTTCAACGTCGCAGGCAAGTCGGTGACGGTAAAGGTCGTCGACCCCTACGACGGCCAGGTGTACAGCGAAAAGGTGGCCTTGGTCGATGCCGGGGTGAGTAACTGGTACGACTACTTCTTTTCACCTATCGGCGTGAAAACCGACTTCGTGCTGCTCGATCTTCCTGCCTATGGCTCTGCCGACATCGTCGTGACCGTCGATGCAGGGGCAGGACAGGCAGCGGCCGGACACATTGTCCTGGGCATGCAACAGGAGATCGGGACCGCGCTTTATGGTTCATCAGTTGGCATCAATGATTACAGCCGTAAAGCCGTTGATGACTTCGGCAATACCGAACTTATCAGGCGTTCCTACTCGAATAGGGCGGAGTTCGATGTCTCCCTCTACACATCTGAAGTGGGCCGTATTCGTCGCCTATTGGCTGAAATGCGCGCAACGCTGCTGGTTTGGATCGGTGAGGAAACTTACGAAGCCACCATTCTGTTTGGCTATTACAAGGATTTCAGCATCGTGTTTTCAGGCCCGACTGTTTCCGATTGTTCGATTACTGTGGAGGCAATTATCTAATGGTCGTTCCTAATATTAATGCTCTTCCTGTGGCTCCCACGCGAGCCGATGCGCAGCCTGATTACTCGGCAAAGGCAGATACTTTCACTGCTGCACTTCCTCAGTTTAGCGTCCAAGTAAACACTGCAGTGCTTTGGATGGCTGACGCAATGGCTGCGGGCCTTGGATACAAGAACGCTGCAGTGGATAGCGCGGCGGCGTCTGCGACATCGGCGGCCGCATCGTCCGCACAAGTAGCCCTCGCCGCAGCCCAAGTGGCGCTTGCCACCGCGCAGGCGGGCAGTGCTTCCACCTCGGCGGCGAGCGCGCAGACCTATGCAGCAGCGGCCCAGGCGGCTATCGGTGCGCCGACCCTGGCAGGAAACAAGAATAAAGTTTTGACGGTGAAGGCCGACGAGTCCGGCGTGCTTTGGCGGGCTGTTGGGCAGCAGATTGGCGACCTGATGTTCAGCCTCAACCCACCAAGTGCAGAATACAAGTTGGCGGACGGGTCTACTTACCTGCAGGCCAGCTATCCTGAATATATTGCTAAAGTGGGATTGATTACTCCAAGCCCGCCGACTACGTTTGACGGCATACTTTCTTCTGTTGCTCCATCTTCCGGTAGCAACAAGACCGCGCTTGTCGTGGATTCTGCAGGTGTCTATTCTGTGCTCGTCTCCGCAGAAACTACCAATAACTATATTAGGATAGAACCGTACAAAAGAGTTGCGGGAGTAACTACTAAATTAACCCAGATAAACACGACAGACGCTTGTGGTGGCGTTTGCGCTGCTGCATTGAGCGCGGATGGGGTCTATTTGGTTTTAACAACCCCATCATCCTTTCTTTATGTCTACAAGAGAACAGGTGATACATTTGCCAAAATATTCACGGGGCCCACAGGTTCGGGGGGCTACGGCTGTGCAATATCCGATGACGGAGTATATATAGGTACTGCCTTAAGCTCTAACCCTTACTTCGCCGCTTATAAACGGTCCGGTGACACATTTACAAAGCTCGCCACCCCAGTGGTAGGCGCAAACGCCATTAATAGCATGAACGTTTCTGCTGACGGGGTTTATTGGGCGGGGCATACCAATACCTCTAACCCTAATATAGTAGGACTTAAGCGGGTCGGTGACACGTTCACTGTAGTGCCTCAAGTGGTTGTGATTTCCGCAAATTTCGCCTCACTTACTATGAGCAAGGATGGTAACTACTTGGTAGGTACCTACGCTAATAGCCCAAATCCGCTTATGTATAAGAGAAATGGTGACACTTTCACCTATCTAAAGCAGCTGCCTGCCACTTCTTCAGGTACCAATATTTACACTACGCTCTTTAGCTTGGACTCTAAGTATTTGTTTTGTGCCGGGGCTGGCGCAGTGGAGGTGTTCAGAAACGTAAACGATACGTTTACCCAGATACCTTTATCGGGTGGCAATACCACCGGCAACACCTTGATTGCAGGGCATTTTGACGCGGGCTACTCAGCTTCATTTTTGATGGTTTATGAGAATGGCGCCCTTGCCCAGTTCAAAGATACCTACCCTTTCAACCCGCTGACCGAGTTTCAGGTTCCGAACGCAGTCGCCTCTAACGGTACTCCCAGCGCCATTAACACCAGCACTAACACTCTGTACCCGGCCGTTAAAGCCTACGTCAAGATGAAGGAGCCAGCATGATCACTGTCTACCAATACGATTCACTTGGCGTGTACTCGGCCAAGGTTGATATCGATCCCGAGGACGCCCTCCCGCCGAATAGCACCTCTCTGGCCCCGCCCAAAACCACTGGTGACAAGGTGGTTCAGTGGGCGGGCGGCGTGTGGGTGGTCTTGGATGGGCCGCCGTCGCCTGCTGCCCCGGATTGGCCCGCCCTCATTGCTACCCGACGCTACGCGGCTGAAATGGCAGGGACCAAGGTCCAGGGCTTGGCCATCGCCACAGACGACCGCAGCCAGGGCCTGATCACCGGAGCTGCCCTTGCCGCGATGCTCGATGCTGATTACACGATCAAGTGGAAGACCGCAGAGGGCTTTGTCGAACTGACCGGTGCGCAGATTATCGGCGTGGCGTCGGCAGTGCGCGCGTACGTGCAGGCCTGCTTTGACCGGGAGGCCGATCTGCTCACCGCCGTTGCCGACGGCTCGATGACTGCAGCGATGCTTGAAGAGGGGTGGCCTACATGAGCCGGTTCATCACGACGTTGAAGACTGAGCAGGTAGGCAAGTGGAATCACACCTTGCTCGCAGACCTGGTGCTGATCGATGACGAGCACGGCCGCATTATCGCCGAGATCGGATTCAGCACGGACTTCGCAAGTATTCGTGTTCTTCACAATGCTCTACTGTTTCTGCTGTTCGCTCTGGTAGCCGGTTACGGCAACTATGCCGCTGCTATTCACGACAAGCTTTATTCGACAGGGCAGTTGAAGCGGAGACAGGCCGACGACGTGCTGTACCGAGCACTTCGCGCTGAAGGCGTCGCTAGGTGGCGAGCCTGGTTGTTCTGGGCGGGGGTCAGGCTTGGCGGAGCCAAGCACTATACTCCCTTGCCAAACGCAGGAGGTTTCTCGCCTGATGTTTGATAAGTATTGATCTTATGAGCGAGAACGACGTATCGACACATCATCCATTGTCGGCGCTCTATACGAAACGTCCGGCATGGCCGACAGTTCTGCATAGTCTAAAAGTTCTAGCTCTCGGCGTATATTTGCGGATAACTCATCAAAGGCGTTGTTGACATGTTTCAGAGCGCCGACAATGAGTAGATTTAGATTCATGATATTTTCGTTGGATGAAGTCACCGCGAAGGCTGCGAAACATTCTACGCTATGTACTTTTTGTTCTTGCTTACCATCGGTGAGAACCGCGTATGGGATAGATTGAGCAAATGGGTTGGCATCATGTGCAAAATGCATGTGGCGTAAATTTTTAAAATATTCAAACGCAATCATCGCTATTGGTGATTCAGTTTTGTAAATCGCCTTCTCGGATAATGTAGATCTAACATCTTTTCCGAAACATTTCATAAAGTGAATTACTGATGTTCGCCAAAGCGCTTCAACTAGGAACGGGTCGGTGACTTCTTTGGACATGATTTTAGCAATCGCCTGATAAGCAAATTCTAAGTCAGCCTGATGCAATCCGTAATCCGCCAATCGCTGAGCCTTCTGATTTGTTAGCAGCACAGCTTTTCCGCCTTCCGGCTCTGTGCCAATTACAAACGCTCCGTCAGCTAATGTCACATCCAAATAATTCATAACAGCTCCTTGTTTTTTAAGATTTGCTTTGATTCGCGGATTTTCATTTTCTAAAGAGGTTCGAGCCCCATGACTATAGTACGTGGTATCCGAAATAATAATCCCGGCAACATTGATTTCAGCAGAGCGAACGACTGGCACGGCCAGCTTGGGATCGAAGAAGGTGTGACCAGCCCGCGTTTTGTTCGGTTCGACTCTGCCGAAAACGGCATTCGTGCACTAGGCAAGCTGCTAATGACTTATCAGACCAAGTACAGCTTGCGAACAGTGCAGGCCATTATTGGGCGATGGGCTCCGCCAGGAGAGAACGATACTGGCGCATATGTCACCTCTGTGCAGCAGAGCATAAAGGTTAGTACTGGACGTGATGCAACTGGGGATCTGGCCTTGACCGACCCTGCCGTTATGACTGGCCTGGTGAAAGCAATCATCAAACATGAGAACGCCGGTTACGAGTACCCGCCCAGCGTCGTTGTAGAAGGCGTGCGGCGGGCGCTCGCATGAATGCTTTATCGCTGCGCTTGAGCGCTGTGCTCGTTGCCATCCTGGCCTCCACCGGTGCGCTGTATCTGGCCTATGACCATGGAATTGAGGTCTCTGAGGGCCGTTGGCTGAGCAAGTGGGCCGATCAGCAGGTGCTCCAGGCGAAGGGCCTGGCCGCTGCCACGACGGCCAACCGGTCCGAGGAACAACGCCGTCAAGCGGCAATAGACGAGGTATCGAACGATGCGCGAACGCAAAACACCGCTGCAGCTGCTGACGCTGTTGCCGCTGATCTTGCTGGCCAGCGCCTGCACGACTCAGCCCGAGCCCTGGCAGGCAGAGCAAGTTGTCCCACCGGCGATCCCGGAATTGCCCAACGAAGCGCGTCAGCCACCCGCGCCGCAATGGTGCTCTCAGACCTGTTCCAGCGGGCTGACCAGCGAGCGGGAGAGCTGGCAAAGGTTTATGACGCAGCCCGAATAGCGGGGCTTGCATGTGAGGCTGCCTACGACAGCCTAACGAAGAAATAGCGGCCATCAGGCCAATCAAAAGAGCGACTTGACAGCATGCGTCAACATGCTGTCAGGTCGCCGAACCGCAGACATTCCCTGCAAGTCCAGCCAAGGCTCCCGCTTCGTGCACAAAGCGCGAGGAGTCTAGCGCCTGTTTATCCATACAGTAAAGGCTTGCTTTAAATGACAAACCCAATCATCCCTTGGATGGGCGGCAAACGCCGCCTGGCCGACCGTCTTATCCCCCTCTTCCCGCCCCACGAATGCTACGTTGAAGTGTTCGCTGGCGGCGCGGCCCTCTATTTCATGCGCCCGCAGGCTGCGCCGGTTGAAGTCCTCAACGACATTAATGGCGACCTGGTGACGCTTTATCGCGTTGTTCAAAACCATCTCGAAGAATTCGTGCGGCAATTCAAATGGGCGCTCAGCTCGCGCCAGGTGTTTGAGTGGCAGAAGATGACCCGTGTCGAAACCCTCACTGACATCCAGCGTGCAGCCCGCTTCTTCTACCTGCAGCACCATGCCTTTGCGGGCAAGGTGTCCGGTCAGACGTTCGGTACCGCAACCACGGCCCCGGCCATCAACCTGCTGCGGATCGAGGAGAACCTCTCAACCGCCTGGCAGCGCTTGTCTGGCACCTATGTTGAGAACCTTCCTTGGCTTGAATGCGCTGAGCGCTACGACCGGCCGCACACTTTTCACTATATGGACCCGCCCTACTGGCAGACCGCTGGTTATGGCGTGGACTTTCCGTTCGACAATTACGTGCGTATGGCTGAGTTCATGCGGCGCTGCAAAGGCAAGGTGATGGTCAGCATCAATGACCACCCTGATATCCGCCAGGTCTTCGAGGGCTTTCACTTCGAAACTCTGGATATCAGGTACACCACGACAAATCAGCGCCAGGGCAAGGCGGATGTCAGCGGTGAACTGGTGATCATGAACTGGGAGCCTGCGGCCCTGGGCGGTTTGTTTTGAGCGTGAGAGAAGTTGGCTGATTGTTCCCCCTTGATCGCCTCAAATCGCCGAACGATCTAACGGAAGCTAAAGCAGCCGCTACGCTGAAATGACGGGCCGGGATGCCCCGGCCTAGACGCCATGGAGGTGTGAAATGATCGATTATCACAAGCGCGAGAGCGTTTTAAGCCAGGTCGTGGAGTGGAACCGGAACTGGCTAATGATGGGTGGATTTGTGGCGTGCACTGAATGTCTTGAGTTTCAGTCAGTCGAGTATTTCGGTGAGTCTTTCAAGCACGCGAGTAATTGCAGCAGAAACGGTGAGCCTTCGGAAAACCCCTGGGTTTCCCTGGAGTCGATCCTGAATTGGTCAGTCGGTCAGGCAAGGGGAGCAATCAGTTCGGCTCCTTGATTGCGGACGTTACCCACGGCTTTACCCACTTCAAACCACTCGAAGTCCTCAACCGGTCTGCAGTGCCGGACTAGCTCAAGGGCTCGCTCGGCAGGCAGATCGGGCTCAAGCCACTCTCTGGCATCTTCCGGGCTCAGTACGACCGGGCGCCGGTCATGGATGTCTACCATTCCTTCGTCACTCGCATCAGTGATGATCACAAAGCCATCGCCTTCGTGCGGTTCCAGGTCCGTGTGCACCTGGGCCAGGGCAGCGAAGAACATCGGCTCCTCTCCCTTCAGTCGAATGAAATACGGCTGCTTCTTCTTCGGGTCATCTGGGTCTTTCAGCCACTCGAACCATCCCTCACTTGGCACAATAGCCCGTCCGCGCGGCCACAGCTGCTTAAAAAACTTCCCCGTCATCACCGTCTCGACCCTTGCGTTTATTGGGTCTGGGCGCTTCCCCTTTGCCCAAAAGGGCGCCCAGCCCCATTTCACCGCATCCACCTGCAACCCATCCTCGACATGGTGAATCAACTTTACCCGCGTCGACGGCGCAACGTTGTACCTGCCAATTGGCTCCGGATCCACGTTGAAATATTTCGGGTACCTGGGCGCCAGGACGCTGAAAAAGTCACCCATGCCGTGGTGTTGCACAATCCTTCCGCACATAGCGTCACCCGTCGAAATCTGGTCTATCCAGTATTGACCGCGAATCGCGGGCTTAGTTAACTGGATGAATATCCAGTATAGGGCGATCGCTATGCATCTTCTCATCACCCCCCGGCGCAGCATGGGTGCCACACTTCGGGCGCTGCCCGTCAAGCGTACGAACGTAATCCGTGGTGACTTGGTCATCAGAAATGAAGTCTGCGAAGCCCTGCATCGCCACTCAAATGTGGCAAGGGTGACGGAAATCTACGGCAACAGACGTCCGCTTCTTAGGGAAATGTACGATGCGACGATTTCTGCAATGGCCACCGAAGGATTCACGCTTAGCGGTATCGAGTTTGATGGCGAGCGCTGGTATGCGCAGTCATGGTGGTGTCGGCCGATTCGTCAAGATACGTAAACCGAAAACTGTAGCGGCAACAACGGGAGGCCTTGACCACTAGCCGTGCTCGAGGCCTGCCTTCCAGTCCATCAAAATGGCGGCGGTTCACCGTTACCCGCTGAAAGCCTGAGTACCTTTTCCTGCAGATACCGATTCTGCTCAGTTAACTGATAGTTTTGCCGGTCGGTCGAGGTCAGTCCTTTTAGCCAGCCAGCCGAGTCCGCCTGGTCGCCCAAGATCGCCAATTGCCTTACGGTTGACCCCAGTTCCCGTCTCAGATGGTCCCGCTCGCAGATCGTAGCGGTCAGCATATTAATCAGCGTTGCCTGGTTCTCTCGGTATCGTTCGATAGCTAACCGCATGTCATCGCACTCGGCCTCTACGAGTTTGCAATGATGCTCAAGCATTTCTTCTCTTGTCGGATTTCCGAGCCAATTTTCAGCGTCGTAATCGACGCCGCAATATTCCGGGTCGATCAGAAGGGACACTGTTCTTTCTCCTCGGAAAGGTTGGCCAGCATCTGCTTGAGGTGAGTCCAAGGGCGTTGGGCTCCATCTACCTTTAGGCGGCAATGCTGTTCATGGATGAAGGGCAGGTAGTTTTCACTACTAGCTTGCTCTCCTTGGCAAGCGGTGCAGCCCATTTTGCCGTTGGGCCGAAGCGTCCAGTACTTCGACCAGTGCGACAGCGACAGGTCGCTCCAGGCCACGACGGGAATCAGTACCACGTCGTCTTCATCGATGGGGATCACGCCGCTGTCTTCAATCATGCTGGTCGTCCTTTCTAAAATTGTACTGTTTGGATATACAGTAATTTAGAAGGGGCCGCATGGCGAGCGCTGGGTGATGAAATGCACGCGAGGGACGATTCGGTTCGGCAGAACGTGGGAGAGGGTGGGCCAATATCTGGGCCAATCCATCAGGGTAAGGCAGGGAATGGCAGGGACTTGGCCCTCGGGGATGCCCCTATTTTCGAGGCCAAATCCCTGTGGGATACTGGAATGACGGTATAAAAATATGTCGTGGTAGGGCCTTGAGATGCCTTGCTGCGCTAGCGCGTACAGGTAGCGCGGAAAACAAGATGCGTGTGAGCGCCGGGTTGGCGCTCACACGAACGACCTGCAGCTATTGAGGTTCGACCTCATTTCCTGAAGTATTTAAATAGTTTTCAAAAGGCTCGCCTGGCTTCGTGAACATGATATTACGACCGATTTCTCTCTTTAAAAATCCTAGCGGTGCGACACCCCTTAGAATCTCCACGATAGCATCAGGATGTAAACCATATTGTAAAAGATTTTCAACAACAATCTTGACAGATCGGGATGGCAAAAATTGCTGTGACCGATCTCTAGGTTCGATGGATATGCGCTGATTAATTGAAAGAACATTTTCTAGGATATCATTAAGGACCTCGGCTGGAGGTCTAACGGGATCCGATATTTCTTTTGTGTCTTCACGTAAAGCGGCCAAACCTTGCTCAAGGTCCGGCCACATCCTCTCAAAGGTTCGATTAAGGACCTGCTCATTTAGTGCTTCCTCATCCATCTGTCTGTTGATCGTCTGGATGAGTTTTAGAGTCTGTTCTTTTGTAGCTGTAGTGTGGTTTATTTGAACAAGGGGAGAGCCGGACTCGATATCGCTAATGCTTAGATCGACAAGGTAAGTGTAGACTCTGTTAGATCCAATTCCTTTTGAAATAGCTCCGGCTTCAAATTGTAGCCAAGGCTTAACTTGGTTCTCGCGTGTAACAAATATAACTCCTTGGTTGCATTTTGAAAGGCTACTTTGGATTTCTGTGAACCAAGTTGCGCCGCGATCAATCTCTGTGGAAATCCAAGGGGTCGCTTTTTGAATGACGGATGGAAGCCAGTCATTAAAAAGAAGGGCGGCTTTCTGGCTTTTCGAACCTGACCAACTTAAGAATATGTTCAT